TAAGCAGGTGGCGGAGGCGGTGGAACAAACGTACATCCAAGTGGACCTGCAGGTGGACCTGGTGGAACAGGTGGTGGTGGAGCTGGTGGACAACAAGATAATCCAGGAGCAGGAACTGCGGGAACAGCTAACACCGGTGGTGGTGGAGGTGGTTCTGCGGGAGGAAGTGCTCCAACTTCTGGTGCTGGTGGTAGTGGAATTGTTATTATTAGATATAAATTTCAATAGATTATGAAAATAGGTATAATAGGTGGTGGAACAGGTGGTTTAGTAACAGCTTTAATATTAAAGTATCGTTTTTCTAATATACAAATAGACTTAATTAAATCTGATAAAATAGGAATCATTGGTGTAGGTGAAGGAAGCACTGAACACTGGAATGAGTTTATGAATTTTTGTGATATTTCTTTAAAAGAATTATTAACAGAAACAGGAGCTACTTTCAAATATGGGGTTATGTTTGAAGGTTGGACTAAAGAAAAATATTTTCATAATGTTACACACGATCTTTTTAGTTTAAAATTTGGTCAGTATTTAGGTGGATATGCATACACTATTAAAAAACAACTAAGTCCTAAAGACTATACCTGTACTCCTTGTTTTGATTTTAAAATAGATTCGGTTAATCTTCCTTATCAATATCATTTTGATACTTTTAAATTAAATAAATTTTTACTTAAAAAATGTAAAGAAAAAGGAGTAAATATTATTGACGATGAGATTGAAGAAGTAAATGTTAAAAAAAATAAAATAGATAAAATAAAAAGTAAAACTAAAACATATCAGTATGATTTATATGTAGACAGCACAGGATTTAAAAGATTATTAATATCTAAACTAGGTGCTAAATGGGTTTCATATAAAAAATATTTACCATTAAATGAAGCTATTGCTTTTCAAACACCAGATACTGATGAATATAATCCATACACTTTAGCCAAGGCAATGAATGCAGGATGGATGTGGAGAATACCCACACAAGGTAGATGGGGTAATGGTTATGTGTTTGATAATAAATTTATAAATGCAGAAGAAGCCAAAAAAGAATGTGAAGAGTATTTAAAAACAAAAGTTACTATTGGTAAAAATATTAAATTTGAAGCAGGGTCTTTAGATAAAGTATGGATTGGAAACTGTATGGCAACTGGATTAAGTTCTAGTTTTATAGAACCAATGGAAGCTTCTTCTATTGGATGCACAATACAACAAGCTTTTATTTTGATGCACTGTCTTCCTAATTATGAATCAAGTGTTGATTTTTACAATGACAAATTTAAAAATATAATAGAAAATATAAGAGATTTTGTAGTTCTTCATTATTTAGTTAAAATAAATAAGGGTAAGTTTTGGAAAAGAAAAGTCAATCTACCACCCTCTTTAGAAAAAAACCTTAAAAAATGGGCCCATAGGTTGCCTATCACTGAAGATTTTCATACAAAATATTCTTTGTTTCAAGAACATAATTTTGCTATAATACTTAAAGAATTAAATCTTGTTGACAAAGATTTGATAACAAAAGAGTTTGATTGTTTAAGCAACAATTTAAAAGAACATATCAAACTAAAAGTTTTAAACCTGGCTAAAAAAAGATACCAGACTATGGGACACAAAGAAGGTTTACAACTTTTAAAAAATAGCTTATAAGGAGAAACATTATGGCACATTTTGCAAAACTAGGAGCTAACAGTAAAGTTATTCAAGTATTAACACTTGATAATAAAGATATGTTAAACGCTGATGGTGTAGAAGACGAATCAGTAGGTCAAAATTATTTAGAACAACACAATAACTGGCCTGCACAAATGTGGGTTCAAACTTCATATAATACATCACATAACACACATAACTCTGGTGACAACTCAAAAGCATTTAGAGGAAATTATGCAGGTATAGGTTATGAGTGGGACGAAGATAACAATATCTTCTGGCCTAAAAAACCTTATGCATCTTGGGTAAAAAATATTTCAACGGCTAAATGGGAATCACCAATTGGTGATGCTCCTGCATTTACTGCAGAACAAACTTCACAAAATGAAGCTGGTACTCATTCTTGGTTTTATGATTGGAATGAAGCCGATCAATCTTGGGACTTGACAGACAGATTAGCATAAATTAAAAATGGTGGTGGTATGCAAAAGAAAGTATTAAGCGAGCAAGCATTATATTACGGCGATGTATCAATGCCTAAAGATTGGGACATTGACCGAAGTAAATTACAATCAGATATTTTAAAATCACAAATTAATAATAAAGAATTTCCGTTTTCAAAAACTTGGGATATGTTGAATACATATATACGAGATCACATTGGTCTTGAATACAGTTTTAGTTTAATTAACAAAGATACTTTTGGTAACATTTATAAACCTAAAGAAACATCTCAACCATATATAAATGTAGATCCTGTAGACCTTAAAAGTTCACCTGACTTTACATTATTGTATGGTGTACAAGTAAAAGATTGTATGGTTCGAATAAATTACGAAGACAATAGAAGAAAAGGAAGAAGTTGGGATATACCACTAGAGAATAATAAATTTATCATGTTTCCATCAACCAATATGTATTACCTAACCAATAATCAAAAGGATAGTTTAAATTTTGTGCAAACTATATTGTATGAATATATCTAATTATTATTGGTATTTTAAATCTGCACTTACGCCTAGATTTTGTGATGATGTCATAGCGTATGCTAACTCACAGAAAGAAGTAATGGCTAGAACAGGGGGCTATGGTGACAAAGAATTAAATAAAGAAGAAATTAAAAACCTACAAAGAAAAAGAAAATCAGATTTAGTTTGGTTAGATGATACTTGGATATATAAAGAATTACATCCTTATGTTCACGAGGCAAATAGAGCTGCTGGTTGGAATTTTGATTGGGAAAGATCTGAATCTTGTCAGTTTACAAAATATAAATTAAACCAATATTATGATTGGCATTGTGATAGTTGGGATAAACCCTATGATAGACCAGGAAAATATGATCATGGAAAAATTAGAAAATTATCTATGACATGTCAGTTAACAGATGGGTCAGAATATGAAGGTGGAGAATTAGAATTTGATTTTAGAAATTATGATCCACATATGAGAGATGAATCAAAACATAGAATAAAATGTAAAGAAATATTACCAAAAGGTTCTATTATTGTATTTCCTTCATTTGTGTGGCATAGAGTTAAACCAGTAACATCAGGCACAAGATATAGTCTTGTGGTATGGCAT